GACATCAGCCCGGCGGCCAGCGTGCGCTGCGCCAGCAGCGGCGTGTTGTCGTAGATCGAGTTGTGGCGCTTCTCGCCACGGTTGCGGTCGGTCACAAGGAAGCGCCCGGCGCGCGGCTGCTGGTACTCGCTGATCTCGCGCCAATGCGGATACCAGCTGGCGCGCTCGTTGAACAGCTCGCCCTTGCGCTGGAGCTTCAGCTGTCGTGGGGTCAGCTCAGACGTCATGGGTCATCCGCCCAGGAGGGTTGAAGCGCCAGTCGGGCTTGCCGGCACGGGCGCCGGCGCGGTGAGCAGGGTGCGGCCGGCCGAAGATTGGCTGCGCCGGCCGCGCTGCGCACTGAACGCGGGCTGGCCGACCTCGGGCTTTGCGCCGATGAGGCTGTTCGCCAGTGGGCCGCTGGTCACGGTGCACACCGATCAGCCCCCCAGCAGCGTGGGTGCACCGGAGTTGCCTGCGGCCAGGTCAATGCCAGACGGCGCGGTGAGCAGCGTGCTGCCGGCAGACGAGCCTGACTTGCGCTTGGCGCGGGCCATGGCGCTGAAGTCGGGGGCCTGGGCCTCTTGCACAGGGGTAGGCGCGGGGATCTTGGGTTTGCTGAAGCAGATGGTAGTTCTCCCCAAGCCGCGAACGCGCGGGTGCGGATGGAATGCCGCGAATGTAGGGCCTGCCGTCTGCGTTAAACGCCCAAGGTCAGAAGGGGCGGTAGTTGACGTCGAACCGCTCGGCCGGGTCGCCGCGGCGCATCGGGTCAAAGTCCAGCACGTTGGCCTGGCTGTTGGCGGCCTGGAGCGCTGCCACCTTGGGCACGTCCATGGCCGCCAGGATCAGCGCGCTGGCCATGTCCGGGGACTTGCCGATGCGCTTGATGATGTCGTCCCGGCTCTCGACCTTGACCGTCATGCCGGAGACTTCCCACTTCGGGGTGCACAGCTCCTTGGCTAGCTGGGCGTCAGGCGGCAGCGCGATGCCGGTGTCGTTGGCCGGGTCCAGCAGCTCGCGCATCTTCCACCACAGCTCGGAGCGCAGGTTGAAGAACGACAGGCGGCCTGAGCGGTCCTTGCTCTGCGCCTTCTCCGCCACGTTCACGCCCAGGGTCTGCACGCTCATGCCGTTGAGCATGTCGTACGGGCTCGAGCCCACGCCGATCACGTCGATCATCACGGGGCAGGCGTCACGGCGCTCGGCGATGACCAGGCCGGCCACCTTTGGCCCGTCGGGCGTCTCGGTGCCCGGATGCACTTTGGGCTGGTCGTACCAGTGCTCGGAGCCGTCCGCCTTGTGCCGGGTGAAGATGACCGTGTTGTCCTTGCCGCCGCGCGCCACGTCCACGCCCAGGCCCAGCATCTCGCCGCGGGGGCTGCGCGGGGCCCAGCGCTTCTGCGCGGCCTCAACCCAGGCCGTGGGGATGACCTGCCAGGGATCGTCGCTGATACCGGCCTGGAAGTCGCCGTAGAGCATCTGGCTGCGCAGAGGCTCGGGGAGAGATTGCAGGGTGCTCATGTAGCCGGCCGCCATGTAGTACGGGTTGTCGGTCAAGCGCGCGGGGATGAACGTGCGCGACTTGGGCTGGATCACGTCCTCGGGCCTGAACGCATCGGGGTCGAAGTCGTACACCACGCGGCCCCCAACCATCACGAACGGCTTGCCCGTGAGCAGCTTGCCGTCCTGGTCCGTCCACTGGTCCTTGCTGCCGCCCCGCCCGTCCGGGAGCATGGCGCACCAGCGCAGCGCGCCGGGCGACGTGGGGTAGAGCTCGTGCTTCTTGTCGAGCCACGGCCCAAAGAACTCGATGACCCAGCGCCCCTCGCTCGTGGTCGGCGGGTTGAAGGTCATGAGGACCTGGGCGTGCAGCGCGGGGTTGTTCGTCCGGGTCCAGCCCATGATGAAGCGCACCTGCTGCTCACGCATCTCGGTGACCTCGTCGAAGATCTTCTTGTCGTGCGGTCGCCCCTGCCACCGGCGCTCATCGCCCGGGTTGTCCAGGCCGCCGAACTCGACGAGTTGATCGGCGCTCAGACGCCAGATGGCCTTCTGCCCGTTGAAGCCGTCGGTGTGCCCTCGGATCTCGGTCAGGCGCTGGATCACGCCCTCGGTCTGTGCCTTCTCGCGCCGGATGAAGAGCGCGCGCTCGGACTTCGTGAGGATGATGCCCGCGGCCAGGTCCGTCTTGCCCCCGCCGGCGGCGCCCCCGTAGCCGATGATGTCGGCCGTCGAGGTGTAGGCCATGGACTGTGGGCCGGGCAGCGAGCGCCAGGGCACGGCGTCCATGTCCGCAGCGACCAGGGCGTACAGCTCAGCGCGCTCTGCGTCGGTCAGGTAGCGCTCAATCTGGGCGATCTCAGCAGGGGTCATTCGTAGGTGCGAAGCACTACTACGGCTTCGGGATGGCCGAGTTGTTTGACGCGCGCCAGGCGACCATACACGCGGGTGAAGATGCGTGCCGTGCCTTCGGAGTTTGGCGTGCCGCACTCCTCGATCAACACCAATGCCGAATCAGTGGGGCGTAGCAGCAATGGTTCGTAGACCGGATGCTCTTTCAGCTCATGCTCATTCGGCCACTGCGTCACGCCAGATCCCCGAAGTCATCCTCCGCCTGGCGCCGTTGCTTGGCCATGGCGATGATCTGCGCGATGCGCGCACTGCGCTCGGTGTCGTTCATGTTGACCGGGCCGCCGTCAGCGCCCGTGAGCTCGGTGCGCTCGGTGCTGTAGGCTTTGCGACGTGCCTTAAGCACCAAGCCCAGCATGGCGTCGCTGTGCTTGCGGACGGTCACAGGGACCGGTCGGCCAGCCTCGTCGAGCAGGAGCTTCGGCAAGCCGGTCTCGCTCACAACGGGGTTGCCGTTCTCATCGCGCTCGACGTGGTAGGTGATCTGCCCTTGGTACACGACGGGCTCCTCGAAGCCCACCACGCCGCGGCGGAACGCCTCCTGTTCGGCCCGGTCGATCCCCTCCTCCATCGCCAGTCGCACAGCCTCGCCGAAGGGCTTGTCCTCCTGGATCCGCTTCCACGCCGTGCTGTAGGACACGCCGGCCGCACGAGCGCCGTGCGCGATGGTCGGGAACTCGCGCACGGCTGCAAGGAAGGCTTCGTGCCAATCGTAGGGCTTAGGGGCGGCCATGCTGCGAAATGTAGGGCCTGGCGTCCGCGTTAAACGCCCAAGGCTCAATCGAACTCTTCGGGCTTGGCCGGCTTGATCCGGCAGGGCCATCGCGATGCGAGCTGTCGGTCGCGCTCCCGTGTCGGCAGCGCGGTCTGCCGGTAGCCGTCGGGCGTCTGGCTACGCAGCTTGCCCGCAGCGATGTCGCGCACCGTGCGCCGCGAGCAGTCGAACTTCTGTGCCACGAGCCGCTGTGTCATGCCGCCGTCGAGTAGCTCGTGGATGAGCTCGATGTCGTGATCGCTGAGCTTTGCGCGGTGGTGCTGCTCGCCGATCCGGTACCCCCGTGAGTTGACCGGGATCAGCGCGTTTCGCCGTTTTGCCATCTGGTAACCCCCAACGTGCATTTCTTTGCTCATTCCTCAGGTTGTCCCCTCTGTCCCCTCATTTCACTCGATTTCCGTATTCTCCCTAGAGAAAAATGTTTCCGTGAGGACGATCCGGAAATCAATGTAATTGAGGGGACAGAGGGGACAGTTTAGCTAGGGATAACCCTAACACCAATCACAAATCGCACTTTTTTGCGCGTTCCGTCGCCGAGCGCTTGCTTGCCTTCTTCGACTTTCATGCAAGGAACTACGCGTTCAAGTTCCTGCAAAAATCGCATTTTGCTCAACGCATGCAGCCCTGCCTCACCGCACCACCCCCGATAAGCATCGTAGAGCCCGTCATCGAACCCTCCCGTGAGGGGTGCCTTGTGCATCACGCCGAGCTCGCAGCACTCGCCAACGAACTGCCCGATGCGGTCCTGTTCCGATTGGTAATCGCGCGAAGCGGCCAGTACAGCCTCGGGCGGCTGCAGCCCATCCTGGAACCACAGCCGGGCACCGCGGACCAGCCACGCCAGGATGCCTGGCGCCTCTGCCTTGAGCCTCTCGAGCACGCTCGTGTCCTTGACATGGTGCGCCCGGCCTGCCAGCACGTCCTCCTGCGTCCCGAACTTGGCCATGTAGGGCATCAGGACCACCCGGCGCCAGATGCCGGCGTCCTGCCCCTTGATGACCGGCTTGTAGTTCGTCAGCAGCTGGATCTTGTGCGTCGGTGAGAACTCGAAGAAGTCGGCCCTCATGTAGCGAGCCTTGAGCTTGTCCCCGCCGGTGGCCTGCTTGACGAAGTCCTCGCGCAGCATGCCACCCTCGCCCGTCTCGTGCGCCGTGACCATGCGGCGGCCGAACAGGTCGGCGATCTCGGTCGGGTGCGAGTCGTGGTTCTTGGACATCAAGAGCCCTGGCGCCGTGACGCCAGCGTAGTCGCCCAGCACCGCAGCCACGGTGTCGATGACGGTGCTCTTGCCGTTGCTACCCTGCCCGTAGTGCACGACGAACTGCTGCTCGCGCACCGAGCCCGTGGCGCAGTAGCCGAACCAGCGCTGCAGGAACGCAGCCAGTGGCCGAGCCGGGCCTCGCTCCTCGAGTGTCACCTTGGCCAGCGTCTGGTCCCACGTCGGCGCACGCGCTGTCGGGTCGTACTCCACCGGGCAGAGCTTGGTGATGTAGTCGCTTGGCTCGTGCGCCTTGAGCTCACCCGTGCGCAGGTCCACGGTGCCGTTGAGGCAGTTCAGCAGCCACGGGTCGGCGTCGATCATCGACTCGTCCACCGTGTGTACCGCCTTGACCATGCGCATGGCAGCGTCAAACGTCGAGGCCATCTCGGACTTGGTCGCCCACTTGGCCAGTGCCTCGGCGATGTCGCTGTTTTTCTTGCGCTCGTCGTCGCTCTTGGCTTCCTTGGCGCGCCAGGCATCGGCCTCAGCGTGGATGACCTTGGACAGGGCCAGCGCCCGCTTCTTGACTTCACCCTCGTCGCGGCGCCAGCGCACGCCGTCCCAGCCGTACCACTGACCGGCCACGGCGATCATGTGCTTGCCAAAGCGCGCCACGATGCGGTTGGCGTTGGCCAGGTCGGTTGTCAAGTGCATGGCCTTCGGGACCGTGCGCTCGGGCTTGCGCCGCCCAGGCACGGACTCAGGGCTCTCCACGTCCTCGAAGTCGTCCGCGACGTTGTCCAGGCCAAGCTTGGCCAGGAACTCGCCGCGGCCACGCTTGCGGCAGTGCTCGTGCAGACAGACGAACTGGCTGAGCGCATGCCCGCCTGTGTGCGCCAGCCGGTACTGGGTCGAGGACTCGCCCGAATCGGTGCTGTGCTCGCCGCGGAACGGGCACTCGATGTTGAAGCCATTGGTGGCCGGGCTCTTGATCAGGCCCATCTCCGCCAGGCGCTGGGCGATCGGGTCGTCGTCGGCGATCTCGCGCAGGCGCTGACCATTGCCGCCGCCGGACACCGGCCGGGCCGCCATGCTCTGCTCATCGACCTCGATGTCGACCGAGCTGCTGAGGTAGCCCTCGACGAAGCCACTGCGCACCGCCACGGGGTCTTCGCACCCCTCGAAGACAGGGTTGGCCGTGAAGTGGGCCTGGACCGGATTGAACAGCGCGGTGTCGGCGGCCAGCTTGCTCGCCTTGGCCCACGCCTTGAGCTGGGCGCTCGTGAGCGGTCGCTCAAGCCAGAACCATAGGTGAGCCATCAGCCCCTTGGCCGCCTTGCTCGGATGACCGAACGAAGACGACAGCTGCCAGTGGTAGGAGGCGCCAGCCCACTCCATCGGCAGCATGGTGTGCACAAACTCGGCGATCGCCTCCTCGGGCGTGTCCAGTGCATCGCAGGTCAGCGGCGTGAAGCCATCCACGTCGATCAGCACGGCGTGCAGTGGCTGATCATCGAAGTAGTCCAGAGCGCGGCGCACCAGGCCAGGCCGGAAGCCCGGGTGCGCACGCTCAGCGTCCGGCAGGTCCCGGGGCTTGGCCACGTCGTCACCGACGTAGGCGCCGCGGATCAGGCAGGTGTGCGGTTTGCTCTCGATGTGGGTCAACAGCGCCGACAGCTCGGCCATGTTGCCAACTTCGCGCACCGCCATGCGGTAGTACTTGGCGTCGTTGAACGGTTGGATGCTGCCGTCTTCCTTCCACGTCTTGGTGACGCGGTTGGAGGTGTGGGTGAGCAGGGTGATCTTGTCAGTCGGCATGACCGCCCTCCGAGTCCGCCTGCTCCGCCAGCATCTCCGGCGTCACGATTTCGAACTCGGCGCGCACGGCGTCGGCGCCCAGGCACTTGGCCGCGTAAGGGCACTGCGCGCAGGCGGAGACCAAGTCCGTGCGATACAGCTTGGGCAGGCGGCCGTTGCTGGCCGTGTGCATGATCGCGGTCTGTTCCTCAATCCTGGCCGCGAGCTCCGGCTGAGGAGCCCGGAAGCCGCCCGCGATGTGATAAAGATAGGCGCGGGTGGTTCCGCAATTGCGGGCCAGCAGTTCCTGCTCCTCAGGCTCGGCGGCCCTCATGAACAGTTTCATCATCGTCATACGGCCGGTCATAGCGTGTTTCCTTTGTGAAGTTGTCGCTTTGCGTTCAGGTACGCCTCGTGCGCCTGCTCCGCGGTATCGAAAGTGCCGAGGTGTTTGACCTGACGGTTGACGCCGATGCTGGCCCGCCAGCGTTTGCCATTTGCGCTGGGGGTAACACCGAGCACACCGGAACGGCTGTCGCAATGCGCTTTGCGAGCATTCTGGGTGTTGACCTGCTGGGTCACGTCGCGCAAGTTGGCGATGCGGTTGTCTGTCGGGTCACCGTTGATGTGGTCAAGCGTCCTCGACGGCCATTCGCCGTTCACCCAGAACCAAGCTAGCCGGTGCAGGTAGTAAAAACGCTGATCGACTTGCACACGCAGATGCCCGCCGGAGTTGACAGTCCCAACAGGCTCCTTTCTCCCCGAGCCGGTTGACCGCCAGGTAAAGACGCCAGTGTCGGGGTCGTACAGCAGCACCTCACGGAGCCGCGCTTGAGTCAGATGGTTCATGCGACCCAGTTTACCAGCCCGTAAAGCGCTTTCGCAATGCGCGCAACCCCGCACAACGCGCGACGCGACCCCGCAACCGGGGTAACCCGGAGCGCGCCTTGCACCTCCCCCTGTCGTTGACCAGGAGGTAACCCCCATGAGCATCCACGACATCCGCAGGGAGAACCTGCGCAAGCTGATCCATCAGCACGGCGGGCCGACGCGTCTGGCCACCGCGCTCGGCTACCGCAACGGCAGCTTCCTGTCCCAAGTGGCCGGCCCCCGGCCCATCAAGCAGATCAGCGAGAAAGTTGCCCGGGAGGTGGAGGCCAAGCTGGGTCTGCCCGAGGGCTACCTCGACCGCGGCGACCCGGCAGCGGCGGCCGGCGCTCTGGACGAGGGCATGCTCGTCGACGCCACGCGAGAGGTGTACAACGCCGCCCGGCTGATGGACCTGGACCCGGACAAGGTCGCCCACATCGTCAGTCTCGTGTACATCGCGGCGCGTACGACCGGCAAGGTTGACCCGCATTTCGTGCAGCAACTCTTGCAGCTCGCGAAGTAGGGGTTTGCCCCTAGGGTGAAACTTTTCGCTTGCAGAGGGCTTTAGCAGGCGCTAAAGTCTAGGCATCGACACAGCAACAGGAGCAGACGACATGGGCAACGGCACCCAACACCTGCACAAAAACCGCCCCACCATTGGTCAACGCGTGACTGTGACGATTTTCAACTTCACCGGCCGCGAAAAGATCACTGGCACGTACAGCGAGGATGCGGGCCAGCCAATGGTTGATGGCATAAAACTTCACCCCCTGCGCACCGAATGGACCGCCACATGAACGTGCCTGACGAGGTCCTTGCGGCGGCTCGCCTTATAACAAAGTGGGCCGCCACAAACAACATTCGCGAATTTGCGATTGATGGTATTCAACACCGAGGCGTGCCTGTCGCAGTTCGGTGGCGCTACCCCGGGTATCGCTGGGTTTATGAAGACTACAAGCCCGACCAGTTTTATTCGGGTCGTGCAGAAGTCCAACAACTCACAACCGCACCCAAGACCCGATGACCCCAGCCGCGCAGCGCCTCGCGGGGCGCTGGCGAGTGGAGTTTCTACCGACGCAACCAACCTGAGGGACTGAACATGAAGCAAACGATCGTTTCGCGCTGGGACAGCGCCGAGGTTCTTTTCGAATGCGAAGTCGACGACAAACTGAGCAGCGGCATGGCGCTGCGCGCCGCGCTTGAACAGGCAACCAAGTCCCGGGCCAACCTGTCCGGGGCCAACCTGTCCGGGGCCGACCTGTCCGG